AGACGAGGAGAGTTAACGTCGTTAGTATTCTTAAAAAAGGTATCGTGATTACCTACAATCATATGTAGTTCGATATCCCTTTTCTTAATTTCGTCAAAAAAGTAACTACGACAAGAAGACAGGGTATTAAAATTGATATACTTACGGCGATCGAAACAATCACCAAGGTGCACAATATACCGTATACCCCTTTTATCAATCTCAGGGAAGAAGACTTCCTCATAAAATCTCCTAAAGAAATTATCAAAGGGGATACTATCGGAGCGGGCTCCGAAATGGGTATCTGTAACTAAGCATAATTTAGTCATTCAATGCCTTATCACTCAAACAAGTCCTCATTCCATTCTCTATGACCTTCTCTAAAAGCCATATTACTTTGTGTTTCGCGAACCTCAACTCGATAGCACCATAGGCGCGCTGCCTCCCCTGGGCCCCACATCTCAGGAATATAAACCCCATTGACGTATTTGTAAAGCATATCGCTAAGCCCTTCGCAACCTAATTTAGGTAAGACTACAACTTTAGCCATTTTTTTTTCTGACAATAAGTTATATGTTTCCATCTCTGGGTCGTCTTGCGCTACGATTAGCGTATGATCGAATTGATCTTCTAAAGTATTCTTAAGATCTTTAAGACCACCATAATCAGCCGCCCAATTGCGAACATCTAGATCATCAGTACCAAAGTAAAACTTCATACTGAATGAATAGCCATGAATTAGATTACAGTGACTATCTGCCCTCCATTGCCTATAGGCACATGGAAATGCATCGTGATACTCTTTGGTACTGGTATACTTGTAAACTACTGGTTGTAATGACATGCTTGTTTCTCCTATGTTAATTAGCATAGGCAGCAGAGTTTATATTGCGGGATGACGCCGAAGACCGCATTGTATTATGTATACTTCTTATCGTGCTCTTTACCGATGCCATAACTACCATCGTACATCTTAAGCGCTTCAGCATCAAACGATAAGTACTGACCTACCCTCGTACCTTGCTTAATGCGCGCGATGCCAGTCGTAACATGAAGTACCCCGGCCATGACACCGTGATAGCCAGAATCATAAAGACCTGAAGTAATAAAACAACCATTGCGGTTAAGAGTGCTACGAGTAATGACCCAACCAGCCTCCCCTTCGCCCACATGGATGACGTTTTCCATAACGATCTCATAACTCCCCGGGTATAACGTAAAATAACCTTCTCCGTCTGGATTGAGTTCCGTAGAGCCTCTATGCTTTTTGTGATCATTGCTTACCTCAAACACTTCATTATTAATTTGAAATACCTTACCTAAACGTAGATCTACAGCATTAGGTTGAATATCTCCATCAACAACATTGGTAAGCTTAGTCCTACTACTTTCCCCCATCACGTGCTTCATACTAAAGGGTTCTGAATATAATTTATATGTAACTGTCATGCATTCTCCGGGATGTAATATGGATTCTCCATTGTCTGAAAATAGGCAATTGGAGATATTTGTTTGTACTTAAGATTAATTTTAAATACTTTATTAGGTGGTAACGACTCAGTAAACTCAACCTTAGTAGATGAAAAGTTTAAATCTTTATCGTAGAACATTGGTGAGATTTCATTTCTGAATACAAACAACTCACCACAATTATACATGATACAGGCAAAAGTGCCATCGACTCTGGATAATGCACTCCAGCCATAGTTAAGAACTTGTTCTAGTAACCATTGAGTATCCCAGGTACCTTCGGATAAGTTCTTTTGCTTGATAATACCATTATGCCACAGCATACAATCCCCATATACTGCCGGGTGAATATTATTGGCATTGGTAGTAGGCGCCTGGCTATGTGCAATATAATATTTGTTATCACCTTGAGCAAGACCCGTGATAAGACCTTCAGGCATCCTATCTCTATCTTGCATCATTGTATCTAATCGTACCTTATGCTCATCGAACGAAAACGCGGAAAGGGAGTAACTTAACTCCCCCCTATAAGCATTCAATCGATATAGATCGGTCAGTTTATTCTGACTAAATGAACCAGTTATTGCGCACATGTTACACCTTCATTTTTCCGATTAGGTCTTGCCAAGGGATTACTTTAGAATACTCTACAGGATCATTATAACCTATTTTAGCAAAATTGGCAATACGCTCGGAGCAACTAGGACACTCACCACACGAGCGATGTTGTGCATCTGGATTGTAACACGTCATAGTAAATGCCGTCAGCATAAAGTTACCATCTAGTTCTTGCAAGATCTGTAACTCATCGTACTTAGATAGCTGACTGAAAGGTGCAGTTAACTTAATCTTAATGATACGGTTTTCAGATAGCAGATCATTTACTTTATCTACCCAGCGTTGTGTCGTATCGTGGTAACCATATTCATCGTGTACCTGTAACCCACAAACAACAGTATCAACGTTCTGGGTCTCTGCAAAAGCAGCAGCAATAGACATCAAGATCATATTACGGTTAGGTACATAAGTCTTAGGACGAGGATCACCCAGAACGTCTTTAATAGTAGGCATAGCCATATCGGTATCGACATTAGCAGAAAAGCCTTTGCTGATATCACCTAGGAAGGATGCATCTACAACTCGATGCTTAACACCTAGTAGGTTAGTAGACATTCTAGCCATCTCAATCTCACGCTTCTGCTTCTGACCGTAGTAGAAGGTTAGAGCCGATACGTTTTCTTTGCCATACTTCTGTACAGCCAATCTCATAGCAATAGTACTATCCATACCACCAGATAGAATAACTACACAGCCGTTTACATCGGGCAATAATGCCAGCGCTTCACTTGAAGTCATCATGTTTCTCTTTCAATTCTTTTTGAATACGGTGAATATAAACTACTGCATCCATCAGCTCCTCTTTAAGATGCTGAATCCATTGCATTAGATCTAGATCGGTACGCTGGGTAGTTACCCCGTACTTGTCAAAGCCATGACAGGCTCTTAACTCAAATTCATTACAAATTTCATTTACGTTAGGATCAGGTCCTGTAACTTTTAATTTTGTCATTGTCTTGCTGTCTTTTCACAGAAGTTATAAGCATCAATAATAGGTGCTTGGTTTAAGAGATAGTAGTTAGATGCGCGAGTAGGATTGATATCAATACCCCCTCTACGAGTATACAAGCATGTGACCAATAACTCTTCAGGGTCTAGTAAGTCATATAAGCGTTTGTAAATACACTCGGCAATCTCTTCATGGAAATGATTCTCTTTGCGCATTGATACAATGTACTGTAGTAATGATTCAGGGGTAACAGCCTTCTCGCCTTTAATATGAATATAAACATCACCCCAGTCTGGCTGGTTAGTTACTCGGCAATTTGAACGCAACGAATGCGAACGCCATCTTTCATAACGACCAATAGAAGGTACTACTTCAAGAATATCAGATGATTCATTATATTGATCAAATGACATCTTAGCAACGTTACAGTACTCTTCAAGCGCCATAAAGTCACCTTTTAAAGGCTTAACCGTATCTACATCACCTACTGCAATATAAACACCAACGTCTCCTCCTACGGCCTTAGAAAGATCCTTTTCAATTTGCGCTTCAATTTCATGAAGATCTTCTTTACCGTCAATCAAGCGAGCCATATTGTAAGAGTTCAAATATAACTTAACAGATTTAGACTCAACAATATTAGGAGTACTAGAAGAGTAGGTAAATTTTAACCAACCAGAGATAGGAAAGCCATTCTTCTGTAAGGTAGAGAACTCATAAGCATTCCAGGCATCCATACCTACAAAAGGTAATTCTTCTTCCTGGATATCATAAGCAGTACGATTCAAATAACGAGGAACAGAGACTAAGAGACTTGGATCAACTTCATCTGGCGTTACATAGGGGTTAACAGCTGACCCATCACCTGCCTTACCCAGGTGAACACCAACCAGTTTATTCAGTTCGTCTTGATTACTCATTATCTTCCTTCTAAATGATCTATAATTGTATTAACTCTATTACGCACAGAGCCTTTGACTCTAAGCATACTTAAATTTTCTTTTTCAATAACATATTCAAACAATTCTGCAATCTCGTCTCTGAATTGCTTATTGATACTACGTACGCCATCATCTACAATCTCGAACTCAGGTTCAATATAGAAGACATAATCATACGAATGCCATACTTTATTAAATACTTCTCTAACATATTTTAAAGTATTTGCACTAATTTGATTTTTATTATACAAGTATGCACTATAAACTAACCCGTCTAATGCGGTACGATCAGTTAACATATTACCGTACATAAACACATTAACAATATGCTCATTCATAATAAGACGTTGAGTTATATCTGTACCTTCTTCATTAATAGGTAAGCCATAACTCTTTACGCGACGAGTTACCTCATCACATATAACATAATCTTTAAATAGTTTTTCCGAGCGCAACGCATTTAATAGAGTAGTCTTACCTACCGACTGCGCACCCGTAATACCAATCTTCATAATCCCTTTTCCCTCATGAAGAAGTTCCATGCCGATAACGAAGTCATCTTAAGTGAAGCATAAAGATCTTCCCTATTATAATTTCTATTACGTACATAAACAGATTTCAGTACATCACCACCATCTAGTTCAGCTGTGCATTTATGTACAACACTGCCTATTATATTATACTTGTCGTTTTCTTGCCATACTTTTTCTTGCGGATCTTTACCCTTTAACTCAGGGAAGAGAGTAATTGCTCCAGGGTGGCCGTTATATACTTCATATTTCTCACATATATCAGCTGGTAGAATGCGAAGGTAGCCATGAAGACTAATAAGGGTCTGAGGAACATTATATACCACCTGATTTCTAAAGTAGTTCATTATCATATCATGCTTGGCAGACATAATAGTAACACCCAGCTCACGAATGCCTGGGTGAAATTTAATTTTATCTTCGAAGTTATTAGTTACCAATAAGTCTGGCTTACGCTTGATAGACTTAGATAACTCTACAATCTCAGAGCCTGTCTGACTAAAGAATGCAACCCACAACATTATCTGTATCCGTGAACAAAAGAACGGAAGTACAAGATGTTATGCTTAATAGTATGCATATTGGCTACCGTGGGCTCAGGAGTGTTAAGTAGCTCAATGAGCTTGATGGATTTCTTATCATCCAGACCACCAGGCTCGTAGCCAAAGCCCAGCAAAGCGTGAACAATAGGGTTGGAAGTATCCAATGACTCCAACCATTCGAAACCTTGACGATAGAACATAAATTCAATCGGTAACGCGCACCCAAGGAGGTGATGCGGCTTTTTAGTATTGATAACACCATCTTGTAATAATCTAGTTAAAGTTTGTACCCTACCTAATGCATAACCCATCCATTTATTAGGATGGGGACAAACCTCGAGGTAGTACGAGTAGTCAAAAGAAATTGCAATCTTATCTACACCAATTACATTATCAAGATAATCATAGCATTGAACTATGTCTTCATAACTCTTACCCTGAACGACACCAATGCATTTACTATTCTTTGGTGTCTTACCCCAGTATTTTTCTTTCCAGTCCAATGCGTTATCCATCGTACCGAGCGTATCTTCAAGTACATCAGGGATAATATACTCGGTCGGTTTGAGTTCATCTATCCAATGAGCATATCGTTCAGAATCAAAAGCTGTACCCAATTCAAAGATAGAATTATCTAGTAAGACAGTTCGACCTTGAGCTAGAGAGTCTTTAAAGAATTGTAGGTAAGTTGGTTCGGTCTCGAACAAGTGGACAAGAGCGTAATCGTAATCGTTATAACTACGAGACCGATCAAGAAGGCAAAGCGGGGATTCATGACTAATTTTCATTGTAGTTTCTCAATAATATCTGTTGTAACAGGCACCCACATTACAACATCTTCATACTTAGTTTTCTTTGCACGATGCTTATTCTCATTAATATAAGCTATCATGTCTTGTATATTATAACGGAAAATAGATTTAGTAGCCACATCTACTCCGTAAATTTGCTCAGCGGTAGTAGTATATAACCACCCCGCCTGCTGTCTCTTCTTGTTATACAACTCCACGCAAAGGGTACCCTCGTAATAGTTTGCTTTAACATCAACAGGTATACCGTCAATAATACAATCTATTTTAAGTTTCACTTGACTGTTAATATCGTTCTTATCTTCAAAAAGGATATTATTAGTTTCGCAATACTCTTCTACAATGGCCTCGCCAAGGTCACCCTTGGCACCTCTAGCACCATAGCGACCTTCGGAGTTTGCATACCATGTCATATTACTTTTTAATCAATGACATGAACTCAGCACGGCAATCGGGTTCACTCTTAAAACAACCACCAAGCTTGGCAGTAAGCGTAGAAGAGGAATGATCTTCAACCCCACGACTCTTAACACAATAATGAGTACCTTCAATCACAACTGCAACATCTTCAGTACCAAGAATAAAGACCAATGCATGGTATACCTGCTCGGCAATACGTTCCTGCACCTGAGGGCGACGGGCAAAGTATTCTACAATACGATTTAACTTAGATAGACCAAGGACTTTACCTTTAGGGATATAACCAATATGTGCCTTACCATCGATGGTAACAAAGTGATGCTCGCAGTTAGACATCATAGTAATATCTTTCTCAACCACCATCTCATCGTACCCCATCTTATTATCAATAACGGTACACTTAGGAAAGTTTTCTGGTTTCAAGCCCCAGAAAATCTCTCGCACAAACATCTTAGCTACACGCTTAGGTGTATCCATCAACGAGTCGTCGGTCAAATCAAGACCCAACGTTTCCATAATAACAGCAAAGTTCTTTTCGATCTTTGCAATCTTACGCTCGTCCTTAACCCCGAGTCTATCCAATACGATAGGCGTATGAACACCTTTAGAGATAAGATATTCTTCTACTTTATAGCCGAGTTCGGCATCTGTTTTTCCAGCTTGTAATGACATTTTAGGTTCCCCATTCGTTTTTAAATAAAGGCACTTGAAGGCGATCGCTATAACGATACCCCTTCTTCATGGCAAGTTCTGCCACAGCCCGGTTGTTCATATGATATACCGACTCAACACCACCAACAGGCATCAAGTATACCGGTCCTTTAAAGCCAGCTGCGCGATATGCTTCTACTGCCTTCTCTGCTTCGTCAGCATCTTCTTGTGATGCAACTACAAACTTCAAGTACACATACCCCACCGTACCATAGTCAGCAATGATTTCTGGCTTAATAGCATCATCCCACTTTTCACCTGATACCGACAACTTAGGTGATACAGAGAATGTTATCTGGCGATCGAAGTTACCAGGCACACCCCATCCCCATCTATCAAGATAGTCTTTAAACGTATCGGTAAGTTCTTGTGTACCATTGGTCTCAAAGGTAATTTCCTTCAATGCTCTCATCTTTGGATGTTCAAGCAAGTCAGGGTACGCTCTCTGCCATCCTAGTAAAGGTTCACCACCGGTAATTACAAGGTGCTCTTCCTTCCATTCTTTGTACGGTAGAGAATCCACAACAGCTTCGGCAACCGAGTCAGTATCAAGTACGGGAGATAGATGCTTAAAACGAGGATCCCAGCTAGCGTATGAATCACAACCTGTACTGACAAGCGGCAATTCTTTATATGAAAGGAACTTCTTAACTTCTGCCGCCACATAGTCGACCTCTTTACTTTGTTCACCCTTAGGCATACCAAAGCCACTACAGGTAAAGTTACAACCAAAGGTGCGAAGGAATACAGAAGGTACACCCATGTACCGGCCTTCACCTTGGATGGAATAGAATAGCTCTGCTACTTTAAGTTTAGCCATTAGACAAGCTCCTCCGCAATGCCGAGAATTTCAGCAACGATTAAGAGGATACCTGTAGTAATAAGGCTACCGTAAATGAGAGCAATGCCAGC